GAGTTTCACATGATTGAGAACCAAAACGCAGAACAAATGGAAGAAGAGCAGGTATCAATTGAGGTTGTTGATGACCCGATTGAGCCGAGTGAGGCAGGTAGTGATGGCGATGAGCTTGAAAACTACACCAAGTCTGTTTCCAAACGAATTAATAAGCTAAACCAAAAGAACCGTGATGTTGAGGCTAGAGCGCAACAGCTTGAGCAGATTGCTTTGCAGAAAGAGGCTGAGCTTCAGCAGTATAGAAAATATACAACCGCTCAGTCGGGCGCGGTTCTGGAGAAAGAACAAGAAGCCCTGCTTTCTAAAGAAGCTCAAATTGATGACGTTTACCGCAAGGCCGTAGAGTCTGGTGATGCTGATTTGATCACCAAAGCAAACAAGCTACAGAATGACATTGCCATTCAGAAGGAAAAGCTTCGGGTTGCTAAGTCGCGTCAAAGCCAACAAGTTGCTCAGGAGCAGCATCAGTCTCAGGGTAATGAGCAGGCAGTTAACTACCAGAACGAAGCTAAGGTTGAGCAGGAAGTGCAGCCAACTGAAGACGCCTTGGACTGGCACTCAAGAAACGAATGGTACGGCGCTGTTGAAAATGATGACGGCTCATCTAACGAAGATAACTTGAAAGCTACCCAGTATGCTTACTATGTACACTACAATTTAGCCAATGAAGGCTTTGATGTAGGTTCAGATGAATACTATCAAGAGCTGGATTCCCGTGTCGGTACGGTATATCCTCACACCAGATCCGCAAATAGCGGGTCAAAGATCGTGAATAATGGAAGTAGACCCGCTGTGCAAAGAGTCGCTTCAGCCACACAAGGTAGTGGTCGGTCAAAAACACAAGGCAATAAGAACGGCGTAAGCTTTTCTAAGTCAGAACTAGAGCGGCTCAGGAGCCTCAAACCGCATAACATGACTGAAGAGTCATGGTTGCAGAGAGTGGCAAAAGAGAAGCAGAAAATTGCATCAAGAGAGGCAAGCTAAAATGGCAGAAGCAAAAGCAAACGCACGTTCATCCCGTGATTCGCAGTCGCACGATAATCAGACTCGTAGAAAACCGTGGCGTCCAGTGCGTTCATTAGAAACCCCTACACCACCAGAGGGTTATACTTACAGGTGGATTAGGGAGTCAATGTTGGGACAAGAAGATCGAGCTAATGTCTCGCGTCGACTTAGAGAAGGTTGGGAACTCGTAAGAGGGACTGAGCTACCTCCAGAATGGAGATCTCTACCAACAATGGATAATGGCAGGCATGAAGGCGTGGTTTACAACGAAGGGTTGCTGTTAGCGAAGATCCCTAACGAAACCGTGCAAGAGCGCAGAGATTATTATCAAGGTAAGTCTAAAGAAGCTACGGAAGCTTTAGACAACAACTTGTTTAATGAGACTCGCAGCGATTCACGTTATGTTAAATACGATCCTCAGCGCGACAGCAACGTAACATTTGGTCGAAAATAAGAGGAATTCAAAATGGCGAATCAAGACGCTGCTTTTGGAATGAAGCCAGTCAGAATGATTGGTGGCGCACCCTATAATGGCGGTCAGAGTCGGTATCGAATTGCGGCTGACTACGGCACATCTATTTTCCAAGGCGACATGGTTGCTGCGGTTACAGGTGGTGGCGTAGAGGTTCATGCAGATGGCGGGACTGTGCCTATAGTTGGTGTTTTTAACGGTTGCATGTACACAGATCCAACTTCTGGTGAGCAAATATTTAGCAACTACTACCCCGCAAGCACTGACGCTGCTGACATCATTGCTTTTGTAATTGATGATCCTATGGTTGTGTTTGAGATCCAAGCCGCGATAGCTTTCCCGATTGCTGACCTGTTTGGTAACTTTGATATTGTCTATACGACTGCTGGATCTACCAAAACTGGTATTTCTGGAGCTGAGCTTCAAGTCACAGATGGTGGCACTGGCACTACTTTGTCAGTTAAAGCAATAGACATCTCTGAAGATCCAGCAAACTCAGACGTAGCGGCAGCACATACTAATGTGTTGGTAACTATCCAAAACCACCTGTATGGCATCAAAGGCGCAGGCTTAGCATAAGGAGCTAAATAATGGCTATCTCAAGAGCACAGCTCGCAAAAGAACTTGAACCAGGACTTAATTCGTTATTTGGACTTTCTTACGATTCTTATGACAGGGAGTTTGAGGAAATATTTTCTGTAGAAGACTCTCAAAGAGCCTTTGAAGAAGAAGTTCTCATCACTGGTTTCGGTAATGCACCAACCAAAACTGAAGGCCAAGGCGTTGTCTTTGACAATGCTACTGAGTCTTTCACTGCACGTTATACTCACGACACCATCGCGTTAGCGTTCGCGCTCACCGATGAAGCCGTTGAAGATAACTTATATGACTCGTTAGGTAAGCGATACGTTAAAGCTTTGGCTCGCTCTATGGCGAACACCAAAGAAGTCAAGGGTGCTGATGTACTGAACAATGCGTTCAGCTCAAGCTTCACTGGCGGTGACGGCGTGTCCTTAATCAATACAGCCCACCCACTTGCTGGTGGCGGTACTGCCGCTAACCGTGCAACGGCTATGGCTGATTTGAACGAAACGTCTTTAGAAGATGCGCTGATCGACATCAGCACATTTACTGATGACAAGGGTCTAACGATCTCTGTTCAAGCGTCTAAGCTTGTTGTTCCACCTCAGTTGGTATTTGTTGCTGACCGTATTTTGAACTCTACTTTGCGTTCAGGATCTGCCGACAACGACATCAACGCTGTACGCAACACGGGTGTATTGCCCGGCGGTTACACGGTAAACCATTACCTGACTGACCCTGATGCGTTCTTCTTACTTACCTCTGTCACTGACAGCGGCGAAGGCTTGAAGATGTTTCAGCGTACTCAGATGGAAACCACAATGGAGCCTGATTTCACTACAGGTAACATTCGTTACAAGGCCCGTGAGCGTTACAGCTTCGGCTTCAGTGACTGGCGTGGCATCTACGGTAGCCAAGGCGCGTAGATACCAAGCAATAAAAAAGGGGGCTTATGCCCCCTTTTTTTATGCCTTGTTTTAATCGCTTACGCGACCTCCTCTTCGTTGAATGTAGCCTTTGTTGGGCGCTTGAAGAAGCCAAACTTCTCATCGTCCTCCGATGGCTGAATGGTTGCTGAGAATGATACTGAGCGACCTTTTACGTTCTCCAGCTTAGCTGGCACTGAACCCCAAACCTTGAAGCCTCGGTCATCTTGAACCAACATCTTGAGAGTTGATCCGTACATGGATTCCTGCCATTTGGTGGCAAGAACGATACCGCTGATCTCAACCTTACCTGTTGGGCATGATTCGGCAGTGGCGTAGATAGCGGCTTGCTCTGCCTCTCTAGCTTCTTGAGCCGCACGGCGTGGAGCCATAATGAAGTCTTCAACCAATTTAGCAGCTTCAGAACATTTGTTGGCAACATAAACGTGGCAAACCAAATCACCGCGAGCCTCAAACACCTTGCCGGGCTTGATCATTAAAACGCCCTCTAAGGATTTGGCAAGCTGGTCTGCCATATCAGCCTCAACGTAATCTATACGAAGCACCGGGCCACCAAATGCAGTCTCAAAACGGTTTCCATCAAACAAAGGAGCCTCCTTAGACTCAGGCAGGAACTCACCACCCATGAATGTGGCTTCCCACTCTTTAACCTCAAAGCCGTCAGAGTCAAACCAGTACCAGACCCAGATGTAACCGTCATGTGGCGCGTGTAGCTTGCCACTTTTACCTTCTGTAGGCTCCGCGCCGTTGCGCTCGATTAGGTTTGCCAAGCGTGTTGCGCGTCCTTTAGCGGCAGCGGCAACTCGCGCATTGTGCGCCTCCATCTTTTCCGATACTGCTTTTACTAAATTTTCCATCATCATTCTCCGTTGTTATGCGTTCATTATACCTATCCCGTGTCCATGTGCAAGTCTGTATACACAAATAAATGAAAATAACTTAATCACCTACAGCGGCGTTATTGACGCCAGTGGTACAAAATGCGCCAGCACCTACAGCGGCGTTATTGACGCCAGTGGTACAAACTGCGCCAGCACCTACAGCGGCGTTATTGACGCCAGTGGTACAAAATGCGCCAGCACCTACAGCGGCGTTATTGACGCCAGTGGTACAAAATGCGCCAGCACCTACAGCGGCGTTATTGACGCCAGTGGTACAAAATGCGCCAGCACCTACAGCGGCGTTATTGACGCCAGTGGTACAAACTGCGCCAGCACCTACAGCGGCGTTATTGACGCCAGTGGTGATTGCTTAACTAGCTTTTTTTTATGTTGATATTGGCATAGACTGGTGGCCTGAGATTAATCCAGCCAAGGGAACCAGCTCAGTGGACGCTTACGAAGATCCTTTGGCTTAACTCTCGTAAGGGGAATTTAAGATGGCGAGTACAACTTTTAATGGAGCAGTGCGCTCCGAAAACGGTTTTTCAGACATTACAATAGCTGCAAAGTCTGGCGCGGTAACCACTAACAGCACATACGGCACAAACGCATCGGTGGGCGGAACTTTAGGCGTAACTGGTGTAACAACACTTACAGGCAACGCAGGCCCAGAAGCTGGCACTGGTATAACCACCGGAACCGGCACCATCTACGCATCTACAGTTACTCAAGCTGGCGGGTTGTGGCACACAAGCATCCTTATGGATCTTACCGGCCTAGCATCTTCTGGTAGCGGCGACATCATTGGTAAAGCAGGTACTGCCTCTTCCAACATAGGTACTACAACCGTAGCTTTAAACGGCACGATTCTGGGCGGTAAGCTTACTTGCATCGAGACTCCTGCTGGCGGCGATCCAGACATCGACCTTTGGTATGCAGATGAATCAACAGGCGCTGAAGATGCTGCAATTACATCTTTAACTAATCAGGTTCAGATGTTGAACTCTGGCGATCTAGCTGCTGGCTCTGTGCTTGGCATCCCTGTTCCTCCTGCTGCCAGTAAGTTTATGTACTTGGTGACAGGTGCAGCAACTAACGCAGATTACACCGCAGGCAAGATCCTTATCGAATTCTTCGGATACAATGCTTAGTTAAGCTTTTAAGGGGCGGCAACGCCCCTTCTTTTTAGGAGAAGATTATGGCTGACGCAGTCACTTCACAAACCATTCAAGATGGTCAGCGAATAGCTATTCTGAAATTTACCAATGCCAGCGATGGCACGGGTGAGTCCGCAGTCAAAAAGGTAGATGTTTCAGCATTGAGCGCCAATTCTGCGGGTTTGTCATGCAGCCGCGTGACGATCAACCGAATCTGGTGGCAGTGTACTGGAATGTCTGTGAAGATTGATTTTGACGCAAGCACCAACGTGTTGGCTATCGGGCTGAGCGAGGACAGTAACGGTTATCACGACTACAGTGATTTCAGCGGCATCCCAAACAATGCTGGCTCTGGGGTCACGGGCGATCTTGACTTCACAACTGTGGGTCACACCAGTGGCGATACCTACATGATTGTTCTGGAAATGATCAAGTCTTACGCGTAATGGCTACCACTAAAGACGTTAAAAGAACCGATTCGGGGCGACTGACCTATAGGGGCCAGTCGTTTCCCGGTTACAACAAGCAGGTTCGCACTTCTGGCGAAAACAAAAAGTTTAAAGTTTTAGCCAAGAAAGGCGATCAGGTAAAGGTTGTGCGTTACGGTGATCCCAAGATGAGCATAAAGAAAGATCAGCCCAAGAATCGGGCAAGTTTTCGCGCTCGCCACAACTGCGATGCAGTTCAAAAGAAAAAAGACGTTTTCACAGCGGCCTATTGGTCTTGCAAAAATTGGTGATTTTATATGGGTTTTTTTAGAGCTTCCTCAACACCCTCTATGCGGCAAGCCCCTGATGAGTTAAACAGGCAAATGTCGCTATTGGGCAATAGGCGTGGCACAGGGCTAGAACTTAATCGATCAGGCGGTATCGGCGGTTTGCTTGAGGCGCTTCAAGGACAAATGAAACAAATGCCACGGCCACCAAGTCAAAACCGTGGGATGGGTGACATCCGAATCTCTCCGATAGAAATGCAAAGGCCAGACCCAAGGCTCATGGGCAACATGAGCTTTATGGAGTTTGCTGCGTTGCCAGTCGAAGAACGCCTAAGAATACGTCAAGAAGGTCTGAAAGCTATCGAAAACGAGGCTATTGGATCACAACCCAAGATGCCACCACAAATGCCAGACACGGTGCAACAGCTTCAAGAGGCGTTAAAGCAAAAGCAGAACCTTGAAATGCCACAAAGAAGACCTCCGCCCATGCGTGGTGATATGCGTAAAAAAGGCGGCTTGAGCAAAGGTGGCTTGAGCGGAATGATTGAAAAAC